CCGGGTGCCACACATGAAGAGGGCATGGCGATGCCTCAGGGTGGCGGTCAGGTTGCCCCTCCGATGCCCGAGCAGTCTTCTGTTGATGGAATTCCACCCGAGTTGATGGCCGCTATTCAGGGGTCTACGGGGTTTGTTCCGTCTTCTGATATTCGTTAGGGAACGCTTTTTCCATACATATAGAGAACAACCGTGAAAGGACTCTCGTGGAAGAGAATGAAATAGGCTTCGAGGAAGCCGTAATGCCCGAGGCAGACCCCATCTTGGATGATGGACAAGTCGCACCAGAGGGAGACATAGCCCCAGAACCTAACTATCTGGACGTTGACCAATATGGCGATTATTATGCCAAGGTCAAGGTTGATGGTGAAGAACTGGATGTGCCTGTTGCAGAGGCGTTGCAGGGATATCAGCGGCAAGCAGATTACACTCGCAAAACCCAAGAGTTGTCTCAAAGGGCTGAACAAGTTCAGTTTTGGGAGACAGTTGATCGGGCGATGCAAGCGGATCCGCAGGCTACGTTGCAATTCTTGCAAAATCAGTACGGTATCGGCCAAGCACAAGTTGCAGCCAATACTTCGTATGACGAGCCGTCGTACGAGGAGGACTGGTTTTCTGACCCTTCTGAGAAGCGCATTGCACAGTTGGAGAATCAACTCCAAGGAATGCAAATGCATTTTGAAACGCAGCAAGCAACTCAAGTTCTCGAGCAGGTTGTGGGACACCTTCAGCAGAAGTATGGCGAGGATTTTGACCCGAAAGCGGTCGTTTCTGAGGCGGTTCGTCGTGGGATCCCTGATCCCAGATATTTGGAGCCGTTGTATAAGGAAATGGCTTTTGACAGGTTGAACGCACAAAGTCGAGCACAAGCGGATGCTGGTGCTCGACGAGCAGCAGAGGATCAGGCCCGTCGGGCTGCGGCGCAGGATGCTGCGTCCACAGTTGGTCGGGGTACGACTTCTGGTGCGCAAGTCCAAACTAATGCTCCTGTGACACGACCTAAAACCATCCAAGAAGCGTGGGCGCTGGCAAAACAGCAAACCGCTTCGTAATTGCTTAAGGAGCAATAATGTCTAACCCGAATTTCGACACACTGCTGTCGACCACACTGGATAACTACCGTTCGACGCTTACTGACAACGTGTTCAATTCGCGTCCCGTCCTTTATCACCTGATGGAGAAGAACCGTCTTCGCATGCTTTCTGGTGGTAACAAAATTGTTGAGCCATTGATTTATGACGAGGGTCAAGCCGGATCATACAGCGAGTGGGAGCAACTCTCAATTGCGCCTCAAGATGGTATCAGCGCCGCAGAGTTCGACTGGAAGTCGCTCTACGCCACTATCGCCATTTCTGGTCTCGAAGAGGCTAAGAACAACGGTGAAGAGCAGGTTATTAGCCTTCTTGAAGCCAAGACGATGCAGGCTGAGCAAACCCTGAAGAACAAGATCAGCACCATGCTGTTCGCTACTTCTCTTGCTTCAGCAAACGACTGGAATGGTCTCGGAATTCTCATTGGCGACCACACGTCGACCGTGACCACAGTTGGCGGCATCAACTGCACCACCGCAGGTAACGAATACTGGCGTTCAATTGTCCGTGACAAGAGCGCCGTGGCGTTTGCTGATGTTGATGTCCGTTCGTTTGTGGCTGAAGCCGCTAACTCGGCTTCTGACTCAGGTACGGACCGCATTGACGCAGTGTTCACTGCTCAGGATGTTTTCGAACTCTATGAGTCGCAGTTGACCCCTCAGGTGCGTTACAGCGATGTGAACAGCGCAAATGCAGGCTTCCAGAACCTTATGGTTCAGGGTGTGCCAATGTACTGGGACTTTGATTGCCCAGCAGGCACAATCTACGGTGTGAACTCGAAGTACATTGGCTTCGCAGGTCACAACAGCCGTTGGTTCAAGCAGTCAGCGTTCAGCGATGGCCTTTCAGGCAACACCGCTTCAGCGCACGCTTCGAGCGGTGCTGCTTCAACTGTGGATGCTCGTTACGCAGTCATCACTGCCTATGGCAACATGACTGTCCGCAACCGTAAGCGTCACTTCAAGATTGACGGCGTCGCTACTTCCTGACGTTTAATCTGGTGAATTGGGGCGGGCTTCGGCCCGCCCCTTTTTGCTGTTTAGGAACGAAACGGATATGTAAGTGATGAGAGAAGTTGCTGTAGTTAACCAGATGCTCGGTGCTGCCCCGCAGAACCATATTATGTCAAACGCCCACGGGAGTGTGGAGCGTGCGTTGTGGTCTGGTGCGCCAGTACAGCAACGTGACCTGAAACTGTGCGAAGCGCAGAATCATTCTTGTAAGGGACCGAAGGCGTTGGGGACTCGTTTTTGTGTTGGGCATCTGCGTTCTAAGGGGATGCTGGATGATGCTCGTGAGCGTCAGAAGCAGATGAAGGGCGAATCGAATGAACCTGAGTGAACTGCGTGATGCTGTCCGCATCCAAATGGATTTGGATGAGGACGATATTGCTAATGCGACGTTAGATATGTTTATCCGTGAAGGATACAACCGTACGATCCAGTTGGAGCGGCGTTGGCCGTTTTTCGAAACGTCGTGGTCTGTCACGTCAAGCGGGGCTTCGATCACGGTTCCTGCGACGGTTTCAGGTATTAGTTCTGTTATTGACGTTGACGATAATGCTCGCCTGATTCAAATTGGCCCAGAGTTGGCTGAAGACAAGTTTTACGGCGACATCAGCGAGGGTACTCCATCATATTTTTCGTGGTGGGGTGACACTTTGACGTTGTATCCGACACCTTCAGCGAATCGTAGTTACACGATTCGTGGGTGGCGCAAACCTACTGATTGGGTTGCTGGTGGTGCTGCGTCAGAAGTTGACGCAGATGAGCGTTTGCATTTGCCTTTGTTTCATTATGCGTGTTCGTTGGCTTACGCACAGTTGGAAGATACGGAGTTGGAAAACACTTATATGCGTCGTTGGGCGGCTACTACGGAGCAGGCTCACGATGACATTATGCGCCCACAGCATCATGAGCCGCTGGTGTATAGCGGTGGCACTCGAGTGCGTCGTGGGCGTGTCAGGTTTGTTTGGGATATCTGATGGCGCGTGTCGAGGCGTTGAACCTAGTTAATTTTACGGGTGGTTTAAATCTTCGCGCTGACGCGTTCGAGTTGGGCGAGGATGAGTCGCCTGACATGTTGAATGTTGATATTGATCCTCGTGGCGGGTTTTTTTCGCGCAAGGGTTGGGAGCGTTGGAATTCTGCGTCGATTGCTTCTCCGTGGGATCCAAGGGCAATGTTTACACACACGTTGGCTAACGGCACAGAGCATGTGTTTGTGGCAAACAACGGGGTGTTGTTGGAGTCAACTAATGGTTCGTTTTCGACGGTGCAGGTTTCTGCTGTTGATGTGACGGTTGGGGCCGACCCTCATTTAGCGGATTTTGCTTCTTGGGGCGACACGTTGTATGTGGCGTGTGGTAATCAGAATCAGGCGTTGGAGTGGGATACGACTACGCCGTCGTTGTTGACTGCGGCTGGGTCTGCGACGTTCACCGATTATACGGCTCCTTCGACTGATGTGTTTCCGCAAGCCGATTTTGTGGCCGCACATGCAGGGTACCTGTTTGTTGCTGGGACGTATGAGGATTCGAATGCGCACCCGCACAGGTTGCGTTGGTCGCATCCTGCAATTCCGGGTGCGTGGAATGCCGATGATTATATCGATATTAAGGAGGGTGGTGGCCCGATTACGGGCATCCTCCCGATGCGTGATCATTTGCTGATTTTTAAGCCGTCAAGTGTGTGGGCTTTGTTTGGTTATGACAGCACTTCTTGGCAGTTGGTGAATGTGACTCGTGAGGTTGGAGCGGTGCATCGTCAGGCGATTGCCCGCTCCGAACAGACTGCGTTCTTTTTTTCTTGGCCTCGTGGAGTGTTTGCGATCACAGACACTCAGTATCCTGTCGAGATTTCTGACGCGTTGCGTCCAGCGTTCGAGGACGCATATTTTGCGAACTCGGCTAGTGACGAGATGTGGATGGGCTGGTTGAAGGATCGTTTGTGGGTGTCTGTTCCGTATTGGAATGATGGTTTGGGTTCTCCTCCGTCGACTGCGAAAACGTCGTTTGTGTTTGATCCTACTTTGGGTAAGAATGGCGCTTGGACTGCTTATATTGGTGCTGGCAGTGAAGGTGTTGGCCCGTTTGCGCAGGGCGGTAATTATGGGGCGTCTGATAATAAGGCGTTTGCGTGTTGTCGCGAGACTGCGGCTGTTGTTCGTGTTGACGAGTTGGATTTGGCGGGCGACAATATTGACGGCACTTCGACAGGTTTTGTGACGAAGTATGTGACGCGTTGGGTTGATGCTGGTTGGCCGTCGTTGCGTAAGCAGTGGCGTGCGCCTGATTTGGTGTTGGAAAAAAAGTC